TGACATCGGTGGAGATGATGTAGCAGCGCTTCGAGCCGCTATGGGACTGCCGGAAAAGAAATAGGAAAGAGGTAGAGAAGAATGGCAAACACAATTGCTTTAAGAAAACAGTATTCCACACTTTTGGATGAGGTGTATAAATTATCATCCTTGACATCTGTCCTTGATGGGCCAAACGAATTGGTCAGAGAAGGAGCAAATGCAAATGAAATCCTGATTCCAAAGTTATCTATGCAGGGACTTGCAAACTACGATAAGAACTCAGGGTATGTACCTGGCGATGTAACTCTTGACTACGAAACTAAGAAATGTGCTTATGATCGTGGCCGTATGTTTAATATCGATGCGATGGACAACATTGAGTCTGCAGGTATTGCTTTTGGAAGACTGGCAGGG